CGGGTTTTACCCGCCACTCCTAGACATTTTCTTATCGCACATTTGTGCGAAGTCTTTTAGCATGTCGTTGTTATAGTTGTAGTTTCTGTCACTACCAAGCTTCAACTATCGTTTTTTCTTTATTTTCATTTTTATTATGGTTTTTAAAAAGAAACCTACTATGATATTCATTTCTCTCCTTTGGATTTCTCATCCGGTATTGTTGTTGATGAGCCCTTCGTTATTTTAACGAATTTCATACCTCTTTCTCTACTTACTTTACAAACAATCATTCTCTTCAATTGTGAACGATAATTTTACATCTTTCTAGCAGTTCTCTTCTTAACCTTATTATGGGTATGTGTTTTGAAGCCTGCACACTAATTTATGTGAATGAGTGATTTTATATCACCCCCTAATTTGTTCTGGATTTTATTCAAAGTTGAACAATTGCTTTTACTTTCGATTCGATGATGATAAATCGATTCGATCTAATTTCTTAACCACGTTCTTCTTACTCGCGTGTCCGCGACAAATTGAGCGCTTAGCTAACTGCATATAAGCGTGAAATACTTTCAGGGGCCACTTGATTGTTATTAACAAACGGATTATTATTTTGTCCAAAACCTGCGGATTATATGGACCGCAAGGCATCGGGTTCGTCCCGAAGAAAAACGACCCTCCCCCGTCATGTCACGGTAAACGACAAGATTTGCCACACTGAGGAGAAAGAAGTCGAGAATATGATGACACGCTTCCAGCTGAAGATGTTCATCAAGAAAAACAAAAAAGATCATAAAAAATATATAAAAAGGCGTGAAGCATACGATCGTCAACGAATTGAGGTTCTTAAGGAACGCGAACGAGAACTCGAATTAAAAAGTCGTGATGTCAAGATCGACGTAGCTCGGTCACAAAAAGATGAGCTTCGTCGTTTCGTCTTGGAAATGGGAAGTCGACCAGGTCTCTCCGCTGTTGAAGGTCTCCTTGACCTCATGGAGAACAAGGCGTTGATTTTTCCCCGTTTCGCGCGTTGGGTGGCTTTCATCGTCTCAGTGTGGGACGCTCGTTCATGGAAAGGTGTCCTCTCCGCATGCACAACTCTCTTACTCGATTTTTGTGGAGATGACCTGACGAGCGGCTTTTATCTCATGACGACCGCCGCAATTCGAAATCTCGTCAAAACTCTCTTCACTCATGGAGAGACAATTACAACTGAACTCGAATACCAAGCTTCCGGTTCCCTTGATGGGACAAAAGAATTCATTAACTCAATGTGGGACGTCATAAATAATCCTCAATTTCAAACGGCCCCAATCTGCTTCGCTTTGTGGGATGTTGTGTCGTCTCTTACCGTTGCCGTACCTCTCGTTTCACTTGGGATTCTTCCTTCCTATGAAAGTGCGAAAAAGATGATGGACCATTTCGGTCCCGCTCTCAACATTCCATCGCATGTTTTCTTGGAAAAATTGATTAATCTTGCAACGGTTTCGGCAAGTGGAATTTACCAACTCATCAAGACTCGCGATCCGGATATACTCTTGGGTGGAGCCAATTACTTGCCGTGGTTGAATTGGGCTTCACGACTCATCGACGATACATCTCTTGTGACTTACGAGGGGAAGAAGATTCCAAATGTAATACTCCCACACGAACGATGCAAAAACATCGAACTCGCGATGTCGGCGGGTGAACAATGTCTCCGTCGAATGGAAAAATGGAAGTTACCTCCACATGCGTTGACGCAAGTGGACATCATGCTTGGGCGTTTACGTGCGAAACTTTCTGCTGAGAAATCATTTCTCGCAAACAATCACTCGCGTGTCACTCCCTTTGCCCTCATGTTTTTGGGGGCGAGCCGAATTGGGAAGACGGAAATGGCGAAAGAATTTCATGCTTCACTGATGAATTCGGTTAATTATCCGTGGACTCCGGACACCATCTACAACCTCAAATCTCTAAAATTTTGGGATGGTTACACCCCGGTGCATACGGGAATCATGATGGATGACCCCGACAAAAACCCAGCTCCTCCGACGATGGAACATGCTGGTCACGTTTCAACTTTCAATGCGATTGTGAACGGCGCTCCGATGATTGCGAACATGGCTTCTCTTGATGATAAGGGAAAGTTGTACATTCGTCCGCTGGCCGTCTACTATTGCACCAATCTCGAGAATGCTGGTGTCAAAGGAAAGGCGATGGACATTTCGCACTTTTGGGGACGTGTGTCGTACCGTATTAAGGTCGATCTCAAACCGGAATTTGCCTTTTCGGAAAAGGATCCTCGTTTGGATCCCGATAAGATGTATCCGGGAGCGGACGCGTGGAACTTTACAGTTCAGCGTTATGAAGCTCACCAGTCGACGGATTTCGAACGAGCTCACATGGCGGATTTGTGGAAGACTGACTCGAAACAAGCGGTGATCGAATATATGACGTCAAAATTCATCAAACACTATGAACGAGAAAATGCTCGAATTGAGGGAGAATCCAACCCGACGTTGTGCTCGAAATGTGGACGACCAATGAGTGAACACCGGTTGATCGATATGTTTTTGGAGAAGGCAGGGCAAGATCGTGAGTGGGTGTGTCCAAAAACCGTCAAGTTGGATATTGACGGTATCGATGCGAAAAAATATCTTCAACCGAAAGACGTAGAGGTTGAGAAATGGCGTGTTCGCACTCAAATTCGTGATCAAATCCTTGAGGAGCGGAACACTCTTCGTCGTGATGAGGAATTCAAACAATGGCACGGAAAGATTCAGGAGACATTCCCGTGGATACATCTCCGTAAGGAGAAGAAATCCGCTCAATTCACATCTCCGCTTTTTGGCGAAATCGAATTACAATCTCAATCTTCAACCTTCAGGCGTGAGCCCTTGCTCTATGCGCCTGGATCAGACCTTCCCGACTTGACGGATGAGTCGGACGATGAGATAGATGGATTGCCCCTGCCTCAAGCTCAAAACAATTTCAATAATGCGTTTAGTGAGACGACAAACGCTCATCATATGGCGGTGGAACATCAAATGTTCGTGTATGCGATGAAAATGTCCTATTTGGTGCGATTTGTGAGGAAATTGTCGTTGTTCTTCATCGTCGTTGGATTTCTTTGCATGTTGGTGAACCATACGGCGGCGAAAGTCGTGGGTGCAACGATCCTTGATCTTGGATTGCATGGAGCAATTTCGGAAGGGACAATTACGGCATTACGACATGTCACAATCAATCATTTTCATTTGCATCTTCTCGATCGTCCGGCACCTCCGGCCCGGTGGTTTCCAATGAAAGGACTTTATTATTTCATTTACTTGATAGTCCTATGTCTGCGAACTCCATTTCTCCTCAAAGTGTATTGCAATCTCTACTTTCACGGACACACAATTGACGGTTTGTTATTCAATCGTGAAATGCGTGAGTTGCAGTTACAATCTCTCTCTCGCACAACGTTGGCGCGTATTTGGTGGCGCCTCAAGGAACGTTACAAGATCCTCGTCGGATTTCCTCTTATTCTTTCCGCGCTTTTCAATTTCCATTTACAACTCGTGTTCGCGATTTATTTCGGTTCGACGTTAGTATACGCAATCATGTGGTCGAATTCGATGATTCATCGCGCCGGTCTTTCGAAGAGAGAAGCGTACGTCCTTCTTCGAATTATTTGGCGCAATCCACGACAATCCCTCTCTTTTCTCCGATTTTATTATCGAATTCGTTTCACTGGAATTTCATGGATTCGGGCATTGGAGACGGCTTCGCTCGAAACGGTGTTCCAAGAACGTGCAATGCGATACGAAATGGGAGCAGCGGCAGTATCAATTCTGGCCGTAATTCTTTCGGTGATCTCGTTGTACGTTGCCACAAATCGGACAAACATTTTTCTCCAACATTCCGTAACGGACGTTCCGCGACCTTCTCTCATTAATAAAGGAACTCTCTCGAAGTGGGCCCAACCTGGTCCTGACAAATATCGAGCGAATGTCCTCAATCCGGATCCTCGTGATCCGGCAAGTGATGTGTCTACGACGGTTTCATATGACCAGTTGTGTGAACAAGTTGCGAAGGGGATCGGGCAAATTACGTGCGGGACGGCACCGAATGACCATACGGTAGACATGTTGCACTGCCGAGGGTCGTACTTCCTCACCGTATATCACGCGTTTGCGGCGGCGGAAGAAAAGGATGAAGATGGAGAGGCATTCACGAACATTGAATGGCATTTCGGAACTCGATCGCGTACTCACCCCAACGGGAAGTGCCGCTTATATCGAGATGTCGATTACTTCCACGTTCCGGGAACCGATCTTTGCCTATTTACGATTTCCGGGATGTTCCCGGCCAAGGGGTTGATGCACTTCTTCCCTGAGGATTCACAATTCGGAATGCAGAAAGATCTTGATCAAGCCCTTTTCATTCACCGAACACGCGACGGACATGCGAATTACCCGTGCGACAATATCGGGACAATCTCAATGAATTTTTCTCAAAAGAAGTTTGGGGATTATCAAATTCCTTTCCGACGCATGTGGCAATACGTGGGAGTTCCGTCCGCGTCAGGGTGGTGTGGATCACCAATTGTCCTCCGTAGAGGAGGGAGTGCCTGGATCGGTGGGCTTCATACATCGGCACTGACGGGCGAACTTGGATTTGCAGATGAAATCACGCAATCGATGTTGCGAAGCGTGATGGAGTTGAAGATTCCTCGTTCCCGTCGTCCTGAGTGGTTTGTTTCGGCGGATCTTTCGCAGGGAATGCGCGACGTCAAAGTTGAAATGGGTGAATTGGATCCGAGGAGTATGCTTAATGGAGCGTCGTCTCTTAATACTACTCTCGTAGGATCAGTGGAGTCCGTCAACGGCAAGAAACCGCACCGAGCCAAGGACAAGAGTCAGATGCGACGAACGACTTTTTCGGAGGAATTTCGTGATCTGGCAACAACGTGGATTGGAGAGGATGCCTATGTGGCTCCACACTTCGACGGTATCGAAGTGGATGGAATTTTTCAACATCCGGCGTTACATGCCATCCGTCAACTCGAAACTGCTCAAAATCTCGATCGAAAGGAACTCGGACAAGCATCAACAGACTATCTCACAGGTTTGGAAAACCTTGATGGACGAGAAACGTTCAAGGTGTTGACAGAGGAGGAGGCAATTTTCGGTATTCCCGGGGGTTCGATCGGGGCATTTGATCCGAAAACATCGGCGGGATATCCGTGGTTCCGTTCAAAAGAATTTCTATATGGGCGAAACAAACAAACCGGGGAGTGGCATATGCACCCTCAACTTCGTGAGCAGCTCAATGCAATCGATGCAACGTTGAAGGAAGGCATTAGTCCCTGCCCCGTGGTTTCATGGACACTAAAGGATGAAGCAGTGAGAGCTTCAAAGGATGCACAGAGGCGTGCGAGAGTGTTCATGTGTTATCCATTCGCCTTTAACCTCAAACTCAAACAGTATCTCGGTCCAATCGCGGCGTTCATGCAAATGCATAAGCAATTCTTCGAATGTTATGCGGGAATGAATTTGGCCTCGTCGGAGGCATCTGAGTTTCGCAGACATATGACGTTTTTCGGAGAGGATTCGTGTGTGGACGGAGACATGAAGTGGTGTGATAAGGGTCTTGACACGGAGGCTTTTCTCGAGGCAATCGAAATCTTCTCGGCAGTTGGAGCCGCAATCGGATATTCGGACGAACAAATTCTCATCATGCGTCTTTTAGTCCTGGGTTTTCTGTATCACATTGTTTGGTACAAAGGGGACATCATGACGCTGAGTCACAGCAATGGTTCTGGATCATTCATTACGGTGCTCATCAATTCAATTTATCTCTCTCTCCTTTTTCGAATCTACTTTCGTCGCGGGTGGTTGAAGAATGAACAACGACCATTGGTGCTTTTTCGCACTGCTGTTCATCTATCTACGCTTGGTGATGATAATTTCTCAAACATTTGCCAACAACTCAAGTGGTTTTCGTTTCGATTCATTCGTGACGAAATGGCGAAAGACATGAAATCATTCGTACCGGGGGACAAAGCGGACGGCGACTATGATTGGAAGCCGTTTGGGTCATGCTCTTTCCTTAAGAGACGATTCGTTTGGAGTGATGACTTACGACATTGGGTGGCACGCCTAGAGCGTGCATCAATTGCGCGTGGTCTCACTATCCGCAAACCATCCAAGATTTCGGAAAAGGATCAGGAATCGGCGATTCTCCTTTCAGCTTCAATGGAGGTTTTCTTTTATGGACGTGAAGAGTACGACGTGTTCACGGGGCGTTGCCGTGAGGTATGCGAAAAGTACAAAATGAGTCAAAAATTCAAGACGTATGAGGAATTACGTCAGACTTTTGGGACAGAACACTTCCAAACATGGGCGAGACTTGACGAAGTGGTTCTTTCCTGGGAATAATTCCCAACGGATATCGGAGATTCTGGTTTGGTTCCTGAAGCAAACCCCTGTCGCATGTAATGGTGACAGTATAACAAACAATACCTTGAAGATAAGATCTGGTGATAAAAGGAAATTCGACGTTTCGTCGTTGTCGTCGTTTCCGCTTGCTGTCTTCTTGTCGTACCGCTCCCTCGTGGGCATCTTCTTTTTAGGAGAGCGCCTGTACGTGCGCAACAACAACCTCGCGTGACGGGGATCCGAGAGAATCCTCGTTAACGAACATTATCTCTTGCCAACTCAAAAACAGCACAGGACTCAGTCCTAACGCAACTAAACACAGGGAGTGGGTTCGAAGCAACCCCAATCCCGGCCCCGACCGCCGATAACATGACGTTTGCGAACGAAGTGACGACGGAAATAATTGGTGGCAAAGTCCCGAATATTGCATCGGGGAACTCGAGTTCTTTCAATGACGTCAACCTTAATGGATTCTTTTCCAGGTGGACTGAAATAGCAGATTACTCGTGGTCTCCAACAGCGACACAAGGGACTGTTCTTTTCGATATTGACCCGTGGTCTCTGATTTTAACGCAGCCGGAAATCAGTCGAAAATGGAACAACTTCATGAAAATTCGAGCAAATCTCGAAGTTCAGTTCATGGTGAACGGAGCTCAAACTTTCTTCGGCGATGTCATTGTGGCTGGTGTTCCAATGGGAACGAAGAAGTACGATTTGCCGTATACAAAAGATTTCACTGCAACTCCAGTGGTGTTGGAAACTCTTCCAATCATGTGGAATCTTCCGCAGTGCATTCATGGACACATCGATCCGTGCTTAAGTGAAGTCGTCGTCCTACAGCTTCCTTGGTGTTCTCCATTAGACGCCTTGGAACTGAATGTAGCCGCTGACGGAATTTCACCTTTTCAGTGGAATGTGAGGGCTGTCGTAATTGCCCCGTTAGGTTCAACCACGGGACTATCATCTACGCCCTCTCTTACCATTTCGGTGATGGCGCGACTTGTCGATGTCGAACTTGAGATCCCGATTTCATATGAAATGAAAAGCGGAGGTCATGGGAAAATTTCATCGTCACTTTCGCGTGGTGGCGTGCTCATGGGATCGATTGCGAATTTGGTCCCGTCAGTGGCGCCCGTTGCGGGAGTGGCGTCAACAGTGCTCTCGGTTGCAGGGGCTGTTGCAGACTTTTTCGGTTTCACTAAGGAAACCGGGTCGCAAAGCACGACGTTGGTGCGTCCAATGCTTTCGGCGAATGCGGCGAATGCTGATGGTGTCGATACGGCGGGAACTGTGGCTCTTTTGGAAAAGAATACTGTGTCTCGCGATCCGGCAATTGGTGGTGTTCCGGCTGGAGTCGATCAAGAATCATTCGCGGATTTGTTTGTTCATCCAACTCTCATTGAGGCTCAAGGGTGGACTACTTCTCAAACTCGCGGGACTATTCTTCTTCGTCTTCCTGTTCAACCAGTGTTTGGAGCAACTCAAACGGGCTCAACCTATCTCCCTCCAGTGGGATTAGTTGGCACGTGTTTCAAATTTTGGCGTGGACCGATGTACTACACTTTCCGAATTGCGTGTTCGGTTCAACATCGTGGGAGACTCCAAGTCTTCTACTGTCCGAACACAAGCGGAAGTGATGCGGTGGATCCAACGAATATGTCATACAACTGTATCTGGGATATTAGTCCCGGAGGTACCAAGACTTTTCGTGTGGGATATACCAAACCTGTTCCGTTTTTGCAGTGTGGAACAACAGCGGGACTCACAAACTTTTACTCGGAAGGATTTGACAATGGCTATCTTGCTTTACGTATCATCAATCCTCTCACTTCTCCGGACCCAACGGCTAGCGTGGTCGTTCAGGTGTATGCTCATTCAGATGGAGATATGCAGTTTATGGGACCGAGAATTGCGACGGAAGTTGCCTACCAAGCGGGAAATTCAGCGGATGTCGCGGGAGCTCACACAATTGAGATTATCGATCTCGTAGGCTCAAAGGCCAGCGAAGTCGATGTTTCTGCAATTTGTGGTGGGGAAAGGATAACATCAATTAGAACGCTTTGTCAGCGTTTCTTCCCGGTGGAAGTATATCCATGGTGGATTAACGCGGCGACTTCGTTCGGACCTTTCTATCAAAGGTTCACTCAATATCCATTCTTTCCTCCTCCCAACGTTACGGCGGCTCCACCGTACGTTGGGCCGGGTGCAGGCCGTCTTCAAACGGGGCATGCCGGTGGTGGGGCATTCAACATGTCTCACACATTTTCATATTTGAAGGTTTTCGCGACGATGTTCCTCGGATGGAGGGGAACCACTCGTCACAAATTTGCGATTCCGCAATCCGGGTTTTCTCAAGAAAACGCGGTAACCACGTCGGGAATTCCGAACGTTGTTGATTTCACAGTCTCCAATGTTGGATATACTGTCCCATCTGCAACGTGGGGGTTGTTGGCGAATCCAGACTCTGCGAATATTTCAAACATGAATGGGATCATTCCTTTTGACGCGAATCAGGCTGCGATGGCGGAATTCAATTTTCCGTATTACAGTCCTCGTCGATTTGAACTCACTCGAGTTTATGAAGATCCCACTCACCAAACATACGGAGCGAATAGCTCGTATCTCGGAACGTCTTACGCGATGTGTTTCCAAGTTCAATATTGCTGCGCGCAGTATCCAGACCTTGATGCAACTTATCCCGGGTTGGATCCGAAGAATGCCTCCATTAGGCGATGGGAGGCTGCTGGTGATGATTTTTCCCTAGTGCACTTCCGATATGTGCGCCCGGTGATTTTCTCTTAAGAAAACAAAATTATATCGGAGGTGAGGGGTGTGTAAAAGGTTATCACATCTGTCTCTCGGCAGTCCTTCGAAGAAGCTGTCGAAACGTTTCTGAAGCTGACATTAAAAATGCAAAATAAATAATTAAAAATCAGAAAATTATATAGAACAGTCCATGAGAAAGAACGGCTGCCCTTGTCCATAAAGGACCAAGTCTGGGCGACGTCCCAAGTGGTGAAATTAATGTTCCAAATAATAGTGTTGTGTGTGTGTGTGTGTAAGTCCTTCCTGGTCAGGGGAAGGCAGGTCCTAACTTAAGGGGCCCCAGGTTTTATGTAGATCTCGGGCCCCCCAAGGGGTCCGTCAGAAGATGCAAATTTTCCTG